TGGGAAGAAATTCGTCATGCTATGAATCATGCAAAAGTTATTATTTCTCACCTAACCCCTTCCCCTCACCAAAAAGTAAATGATGGAAAAGAAAGCCATGTGGACAATGGTAGCAGAGAATGGTTATAAGCATCACCTTGCAGAATCAGATTTTATATCATTATGTGGCAGACGAAATTTTTATGTTGGGACTTATGTAGAATACATAAATGGCGAAGTTAGAAGAGTGGGAGAAGGAAGGCAAGTATTTGAGGCTATAAGCGAAATGTCTATTTGTAAAAAGTGTTTAAACAAATTAACCAACCCCGATACAACTAATAATCAATAAAAAAGTAAATGATGGAAAAGAAAAAACCAACAATTAAGAATTACCCCAATGCGACTTATGTAAAGTTAGAAAATAAGAGAGTTGGCGTTGAAGATTTACCAAATAACGATATTGGAATAGTTTTTAAAAGAATATGCACTAAAGAAGATGCGGCGATACCGGCTGCACTGAATACGGTGGTTAAGGGTGTGATAAAGAAAACAACTATAAGGCTTAGTAATGAAGCTGCATTTTCACTTTTGATGGCGTTAGCGGAAAGATTTAAAACAAGATGTGAATTATCTAAACCCAATCCAGATGCAACTAAAAGTTAACCCCTTCCCCCACCACCAAAAAGTAAATGATATGATACTATTAAATAACAGATGGATAGATGAGAATAATAATTCATGGAGCGCAATCTTAGAGACAGAAGAGTCGGCAATCAAAAAAAGCAGTACATTAATTAATTGTTCCGATTGTTCCGATTGTTACGGTTGTTCCCGTTGTTCCGGTTGTTCCCGTTGTTCCGGTTGTTCCCGTTGTTCCGGTTGTTCCTATTGTTCCGGTTGTTCCGGTTGTTCCGATTGTTCCGATTGTTCCGGTTGTTACGGTTGTTCCGGTTGTTCCTATTGTTACGGTTGTTCCCGTTGTTCCCGTTGTTCCGGTTGTTACGATTGTTACGGTTATAAAATTAACCCACAAAGAATTGTATCCGGATTAATAGGAAGTAGAAAATCTTATACAACAGTATATTGGGTTGATAACGATATTCAAGTTATATGTGGTTGCTTTAAAGGGGGATTAGACGATTTTGAAAAGAAGGTAAAAGAGGTTCACAAGAATAACGAACACGGCATTGCTTATATGAATTTCATTAATAAGATTAAGAATTATATAAAAGAGGAATCACCAAAAAGTAAATGATATGGCAACAGAAAAAGTATTAATCGAATTAACTGAAGAAGATTTAAAAACAATCTTGTGTAATATGTATAATGTAGAAAAAAGGTCTGCCGAACTTAGTATTTTACAATACGATGGTGATGCAAGAGACCCATCTTATACTGAAATTAAACTAATTGGTATAAAAAAATAAATCCAGATGCAACTAAAAGTTAACAACTGCGGGGAATGCCCGTTTATGTACACAACAGTATTTGATTTATTTGTAATGGATAGTTGTAAGCATCCTGAGTTTATAGGTGGTATGTTATTCGATACTAATACTATTCCAACTTACTGCCCCCTCAAAACCTCCCCCATAACAATTAAACTAAATGAAGATGAAAGCAAGTGAATTAAGAATACGCAACTGGGTAAAAACATTAGAAGATGGAGTAGCGCATTTCCGCCAAGTTACGGGTATTGAAATTGCAAGCGAGAATCAGAGGATAGATGGGTTTACAAGACCATTTGTAAGATGTGGACACATGGCTGCTATATTAAACGACGAAGATATAGAGTATATCTCCCCCATCCCATTAACCCCCGAAATATTAGAGAAGGCGGGGTTTGTTACAATAGGTAGATATGCAATTGGAGTTGGAGGGTATAATGTTTTTGCTAAAGGGAGAATTGAGTTATTGCAACCAAATGAAGGCGACCCGTATATATTAGCATTTTATGAAGCAAAAATTACACACCTCCACCAACTCCAAAATCTCTACTTCGCTTTAACCGGCCAAGAGCTTACAATAAACCTTTAAATTAAATGAGATGAAAAAATTAGTAATTCACTTACTTGCCTCTTTTTTATTGATTGCATTATGCTACGGATGCTTTCTGTTTATACTTGGAGATACTAAATCTTCCCCATTAGATAGAGGCTTTTTTGTATTTGTAACCAGTACGTTATTAGCAGGATTAAATGCGGCTATTGGACTTAATATTGATAATATTTCATAAACAAAACCAAATGAAAAAAGCACTATTAGCAGTATTACTACTGGCGGGATGTGTGACCCAAAAGAAACACCATCATAAAGAATCATTTAAAGATAAGTGCAACTTTCCGGGATGTGGGTGGTATTGCGAATGTGGGGCTAAGTTTGAATACGGAACAGGCAAAGTCCTTAAAATGTCCCCCGAAATGGAAAAGAAGTCACTTCACGTTATCAGAACCATTATTGACACAACTCGTAAACAATGAAAAAAGTATCAGTAATCGACAGATATACCTACGATGGAAAGGAAATGAGCGAAAGGGAGAGGGAGATATATTTAATTGGAATGAAAGACGGAGAGATTCATTGGTTTTTAATTCTTATGATTATTGGAATGGGTATTTCGGTAGGAAGATTTTTGTGTCAATTTTTAAACCACTAACATGAAACAGAAAACGGCAATTGATTGGCTGATAGAAGAATTAATGTATGAGAGTACTGAAATGTACAATCATATAAAAGACAACCCCGAAACAATAGAAAAAGCAAAATCTATGTTCAGGGAGCAGATTGAGGAGGCGTATAAGCAAGGTTGTCAAGATACTTATGGTAACGATGAGCCAAGTTCAAGTGACCCTGAAGATGAAAAATCAGCTTCCGATTACTACCAACAAAAATACGGGGATGAAAAGTAAGCTACTGATCGCACTCCTACTCCTGGCAAGCTGCCGGAAGCAGAAACCACTACCAGAACCGCCACCGGTAAAAATATGGTTGGTTATTCCGAGTGATACGACTAAAAATTAGTAAATTAGAGGTATGGATATACTGATAGTTATAGCAAAACTTCTAATTGTAATAGGTTTATCATTATCGATAATTGTGCTAACCTATATTCTAATATCGATAATAAGGGATTTCTATTTCTAAACTGACTTATCCAAAAATTATCCACATTCCTAAAATATTTAAGACTTATTAAATAAATAAGTTTATTTTTGGGAGTGAGTAAGATTATGAATTGTTGGTTAAATGGTTAAAATACGGCTGACAGCTTTGCGCTGTTGGCCTTTTTTTTTTATGGCATTAGGTAGACCTCCGATATATGATAGTCCTGAAAAGATGCAAGCTGATATTGATATTTACTTCAGTACGGTTAGCAAGGCTACTATTACGGGTCTGTGCTTAGCACTTGGGTTTGAGTCCCGTCAATCGTTCTATGACTATGAGGAAAAGGAAGATTTTTCTTACATAGTAAAGCGGGCAAGGCTCAGGATTGAGAACTATTACGAGTTGAACCTGACCGAGAATAACGTAACGGGTTCAATCTTTGCGCTGAAGAATATGGGATGGAAGGATAAGAGCGAAATGGATATGAACGGGACATTCGGTATTAACTGGCATGAGGAAAAGACTTATCAATCTAAATGAAACTCACTTTAAAGCAAACAGTTGCTTTAGACTATTTGGAAGATGAGGTGACTGAAGATATTTTGTACGGGGGCGCTGCCGGCGGTGGAAAATCAGCTTTAGGTTGCTACTGGCAAATAAAGAGGCGGTTGAAATATCCAGGGACAAGGGGAATGATTGGAAGGTCGGAACTAAAGAACCTGAAGAAAACAACGCTGAACACGTTCTTTGAGATAGCAAGCAAGCAGGGACTAATTGCGGGAAAGCATTACAGGTACAACCAACAGGAAAGTATAATCTACTTTCCTAATGGTTCACAAATAATTTTAGCCGACCTATTCGCCTACCCTTCCGATCCGGAGTTTGACAGTTTAGGTTCGTTAGAGATAACGGACGCTTTTATTGATGAGTGTGGTCAGGTAACCGAGAAGGCTAAGAACATCGTTAAGTCACGGATTCGGTATAAGCTAATAGATTACGGACTTATCCCTAAAATGTTTCTTTCGTGCAACCCTGTGAAGTCATGGCCTTATAATGAGTTTTATAAGCCGTCAAGACAGAACGAATTGCCGAAGTATAGGCAGTTTGTCGCAGCGTTACCAAGAGATAATCCGTACCTGCCTGAAAGCTACATTGAATCGCTGAAGAAATTAGATAAGAATAGCAGGGAGCGATTATTAGAGGGAAATTGGGAATATGACGATGATCCGTCAGCATTAATAGGTTATGATAAGATTCTGGAATGTTTTGAGAACAATTATCTTAACGGTGGTGACGCTTACATTACTTGTGACGTTGCTCGTTTCGGGTCTGATAGCACTGTTATCGGTGTATGGTCTGGATTTCGTGTTAGGCTATTTCAATACAGGGGAAAGTCAGTTAGTGAAGTCGCAGCAATCATACAAGACTTTCAGCGAAAATATCAAGTACCCAATTCATCTATCATAGCGGATGAGGATGGTGTAGGGGGTGGGGTGGTTGACATATTGAAGTGTAAGGGGTTTGTGAATAATAGTAGGGCGTTAGATAACCCTGAGACAAGAGAGCAAGAGAATTACGTTAACCTGAAATCGCAATGTTATTTCAGGTTGGCTGAAAGGATAAATAAGGGTCAGGTTTACATTGAGTGCAATGACATAAAGATGAAATCTGACATCATACAGGAATTAGAACAGGTGAAGCAGTACAACATGGATAAGGATGGAAAGCGTGCTGTATTGCCAAAGGATAAGGTAAAAGAGAATATAGGCCGGTCACCGGATTACTCAGATACCTTAATGATGAGAGAG